CTGCCAATAGCAAGCCGTCTTGAGCCCAGGCGAAACATGTTCTTGTCGTACCGGACAATGCCAACCTGTTTGTCATATGGAATTGAAAACCTAAAAAGGAATCGAGGCTTCCTTGGGCTAAAGCTTTCACAGTGTTGAAATCTGAATTTTTTACTTCAGTCGTGTTCAACAAATCTGTTACTTGCTGGGGACTCACTGCAATATGCCGAGGGATTGACGGATCAACGTCTGCAAGATCAAGCTGTTCTTTAGCAGCTAAAAGCTTTGCAACTGTTAAGCCGGCAGAACCAGTTGCAATAATATGAGCGGCTGCGAGATCGGTAGAACCTGATCCGCTTTTGCCCGTCTTACTAGCTCCGGTTGCCGCCGTTATAATTTCCGAATCAATAGCTCGGTTCATAGCGGCAGCCGCACTTTGTGCATAAGCAGATGTTGGATCAATGATAGTCGCAACTTGGTCAGCATCATCGATTAAATCTGCAAATTCATAAGTGTTCATACTCACAGAACGACGTGAGTGCGGCACTTCTGTTAGCGGAGTGTCGCTGTGTCGACTTACCTTGAGTACAGCTGAAACTGAAGAGACCTGGTCGAAAAATGCCTTTTCGCCAGTAACAGATTCGTTACGAACAACGCCTCGTAACATAGAGCCGCGTTGCTGAGATAGCAGCGCAACTGTTTGCCCAAACTGTTGGGAAAACGCAGTGGTAATTTGATTTGACATTGTCAAACCTCCATTTTGTTTAGGTTAAGAATTTTGCGGTGAGCTACCCAAAAAAAACGGACTCATTCCTACGTTTTCGCAACGTGAACGGCACTGCTTTAGTGCAAGCAACAGGACTTTTCAGCTACCCTGATTTTATTCCATTTCTGGAAACTTTTGTGCGTAAAGACGGCTTCGCCGCTCAACATATTCTCTGTGCTGAGGATGGGAACCGTCAAATAACGGCCCTTGCGGATTTTCAATCTCACGCAATTGATCATTTATATCGTCTGGCGAAAGTCCGCCAGAGCCTTTTGCTATGCCCTCAAAAGCATCCTCGGACACTCGTTCTTTTATAAAGCTTCCAACGTTGACCATAGCTCTAACAAAATCTGGGTTGTCTCCAAGCTTAGAACCATCAGCAAGATCAATTTCTGTAAGCTCTCCGTCGCTAAACTCTTTTAAGATTGAACTGCCTAAATTAATATTGTCCTCGTATTTGCCGCCCCATTCTTTTTTTAAAACTGCCTCGCGCTCGCTCCTGATCGAATCATAATCAGGCACATTCTCCGCGCTCTGTGCGAGAAGTTCGTTATAACTTTCTGCAAGCTTTTGAGCTTGGCTTGGGTTCAAACCGATGTCGTGAGCAGCTGTTTTATACCATGTCATTATCTCGTCGTTTGTGTTTTCGCCAAGGTCTAATTCGTAAGCGTCAGCGCTTTCTGGGCGACCAAGGCGATCGTAAACGTTGTCCCAATCTTCCGGCGAGCTGTGCTGCCCTGGTATAGCAACCTTGTCTCTGCCAATCATAGATTGTGCGTTAATGTAACTCTTCGCTAGATTGCCGACATCTTGGATCGGACTAAGCGCGCTATGGTCTCGAATGTCTTCGGGTAAACTTGATTTCCAGCTAACTTCCTCAGACGGTTGCGCTGCCGGCTCTGCCGACGCCTCCGCTACCTGTTCGTCCGCCATTTTTTAATCTCCTTGCTGTTGTTGAAGTTTTTCTTCTGACATTAAATTTAAAATATAAAGAACCACGCTTCTCTGACCTTCTCGAAAAGCCATCTCGAGAGCGTCATTAGTAAAATTACTAACATTAAAACCAGACTTATTTTTAAGCTGATCGAGAACAATCTCGCCAGCGGGTGTGTCAAAAATTTCTTTAGTTGCATCAACAAGACGCTGCCGCTCGTGCATAAGGGCGTCTTGTTCAATTTCATAGCTACTCATTCGAGATGCTTTCTTCTGCTTGAAGCACTTTTGCCATCGGAGCGGCGGCGCCCATTGATTCGGAGACTTGTTGTATTTGAGCTAACTCGGCTTGTTGCTGTTCTTGCTGGGCTCTATTTTCTCTGTCTTGAGCTACTTGGAACTCCCCCTTAGTTATACTCGCAGGGATGCTTAATGCTTTTACAACGTGCCTGATCAAACCATCAAAATCAAAGTGATCAAAAATGCCGGCGTTAATGGATGCCAGTGGCCCGAGAATCTCAAACATCCGCATAATACCGGAAATATCACTTTGACGTTGAGCCTTGGCTAATGGCGATACATATTCAATATCTACATCACCGGCAGCAACACTCTCAGGCGGCTCTGGAAACTTACCAGACCGCAATAAAATGTTATAAACCCGATCAATCATCGGAGATAAAAGCTCGGCTGTAAGGCGTCCTAAAACCGGCCCTAAAACGCGCATTTTTTCTTCTGTAAGCTGGATCACTTCAGTCGCTGTTTTTTGCGGCCCTTGACCCATAATTAATTGATCTACATAAAAGCCTGATCGAATAGCTTGCCGGCGTTGCTCCTCAATATTTAGGCCAAGCGGAGTCTGAGCTCCAATATTTAAAGGCTCAATTCGATCTCGCGTGCCAGACCGGTAAAACATTAACGATCCAGGCCGGGTTCTAATTGGAAGAACAAAACCATCGTCTGGCACCATTAACGGGGGGTCGACCTGTTTTTGGGCTGCTTTAATTGTTACTTCAGACATCGCGTTAATCATTTTCGCGTCTGCCAAAATTGTCATTGATGGGCTTCTGCCGTAACTAAGCTCGTGGGATGCCTTTAAAAATCTAGGGCAGCAATATGCAAATTCCTGGTAGCCGCCTTCCCGCAAAATCTGTTTGCTTTCGGGATCGATGTAACAAGACTTGAACGGCATATTATCCGCGTCATCCTTGTTATAATCTCGCTCATCACGAGGCATTACAACGTGAAGCACTTCAACTTCTTTGTACGGGTCTTTCTCCATGTCTTTAAGACGTTTGTCAGACATATTGTCTTCGCCAAACTTATTTGCGCACGCTCGCAAAGACATTTTAAATTTGCGGAAAACTGTATCAACGCGGCCCCATTCATCTTCAGCTAAATAGCACTCGCTTATATGCCGCGTACTAAATCGAACGCCGCCTTCGTATTCATCGATCAGCATTACGCCAGTGCCGAAAGTTATGAGGTCATGGTAAAGCTCGTGGATTTGTTCGGAAAAGTTAGACCGTTTAAATTCCGCATACATAATATCAACAATGCGCTCAAGATGTTCTTTTGCTTCATCGTCTGTGTTTAATTCCGGGTTCTGGTATTGCAGATCAAACCATCTTGTCGATGGGTTGGTGAGCATCCCGTGCAAGCTTGCTGAGAGCAACTCGGCAGCATGAATAGCTGTGCTGTCAAAAATCTTTTCCATGCGCTTGTCGCCAGGCGTGCGCGTAATCGAAACATCGCTTTTACGCGGGACAATGTAGTCGCCAATTTCTTGCCAGTGGTTTTCCCACGTTTTTCGCTGCGTAGCTAACGTGTCAAGCCGGCGTAGTAGCATCACCGCCTGTTCATCTGGCTCGTTTAAGGTCGGCATATTTTTATTCGCCTAACAATGTCTTGCTGGCTGTTGCATCGCTAGAGCCAAGCACGCTTTTCGGTATACGATTGCGCGAGCCAGCACCGCGCCGAATTGTCCGCCGTCTTTTTTCCTCGGCGTCACTGTTGCTGCCTGCTTTCACAACTGCTGCTGGGGTAACAATTCTTGGTGCTGGTGCAGGCGTTACAGGCGCTGGCTGAGATTTTTTGCTGGAAAAACTACTAGCAATTCCTGATATTGCACTAATTGCGCTAATGGGGTTAAAACCGCCCATTTTGACCTCCTAATTCTTTTACTAAAAAACATTGCGCATAAACATTTGTTATTGTTCTTGCTGTTGATCGAAATTTTCTCGCTTTTGATGCAACGTATATACAAAAGTATTGATTATTAAATTCGTGATATTGAACTTTGAGTTCTGTTGGTGACATTGTAAGCATGATTACGAGTAGCCACGGCGACCCACTCATTACTATTTCTTCTTTGCTGTCTTGGCAGACTGTTTAAAAGCTCTAGCAGTTGGCGCACCTTTGCTTCCTGCCTTACGCATTTTTTCTTTAGCGCCGGAAGCTATGCGTTTTCGTTTCGCGTGAATGTTGGCGTATAGACCTTGCTTTGCCATTATTTTGACGGTTTTCTTTTAATTGGCTTTTTGACAGGGGGCCGACCTTTTTTTGTTCCGTAAGTACCTGGGCCTCGGGGCATTTATTTCTCCTTTAAGTTATACTGATGTTCCTAAAAGGCTGGTTGTTTTTAAATTAGAATCATCGATGAGCCCTTGACTGGACGTGACGATCGTTGACGCGCGGCCTTTACGCCGCTTTAAATCCCGCCGCAAATTATCTTCAACCTTAGTGTTAGGCGCGTTAATCGCAGGCTCCGGCTGGATAGGCGGTATCGGCGGCAAATCAACTTTTGGCGGCTTCGGAAACAAAAAACTCATGCGCTTAACCTCGTTTCAAAAGGATTGTAAGCCGCGTCCGCAAACGGCTGCGGCGACTGTTTATTGTCAAAACTTTCTTCTAACGCGCAGGCCATATATCTCGCTGCGTCAGCCGTGTGGCTCGAGAAATCATGCACCGGCTTCGACTTAAAAGTTCGCGCTTTTTCGTCCCATTTCCGGTGATAATGCCGAAGCGCTTCCAACGCTCGGCGACACTTAACCCGATCAAAATAACATCTCGGCAAAAGTATGCGGAAAGCATGGATGCCGTCCTCAATCGCTATGCGAGGAAGCACCCGAAACCGGATGCCCAGCTCTTGCGCCGATTCTATTCGCGTTTTCCCCGTACCCATTTCGGTAACGCTGAGATCATGTGGGCCGTAATGGTGCTCGTATAAATAACCATCTTCTTCAGACTTCTCTTGAAGTACTCGAGCGTAAAATGGTAGGCCTTCACCACGCGCCTCAAAGTGATCAATAACTCGCACTGAACCTCCTCGAGGTATCTGCGCAAATAGTATCGAAGTGTAATCATGGATGCCGATATCCCAAAATGTTGAAACCTTCAGCGCCGGATCGTGCGGCACGTCGGTTATACGATCTTTGTCCGCTAAATCTTGTAATTCTTTGCCGTAGATAGAGCCTGGTACGTTGGCAACCCAAGAACACTCGAACTCCTGATCAAATTGATCCTCAGTCATTGTCGACTTGGCCGCCGTCAGCTCCTCTTCGTCAATCAGATCAGTCTCGCTCGATTTGTACATCGCGCGATTCCAGCCCTCAGTAGCCGCGCCAGCGTCCCACAAATCATAAAAATAGTTCTGGGTGCCTGCCGGCGTGCCAATAAAAGTGCAAAAACCTTTTCGATCGGACAAAGCAGGCCTAATAACCTCGGGGAATAAGCTATCCGGCATTTGCGCGACTTCGTCCATTGCGCAGCCGTCCAGATAAATTCCGCGAAGACTTGAAGGATTTTCAGCTCCAAGAAGCGTTATACGAGCTCCGTTTGGAAGGTCGCACCGAAGTTCTGTCTCGTGATACTTTGTGCCAGGTATACCTGACGCAAACGTTTTCAAATAATCCCAAGCAATCGACTTCGATTGCCGGTAGCTGGGCGATATGTAAGCGTACCTTGGATTCTTCTGCTTATTCATAATTGCTGCGCGGAGTAGATGATTTATTACGCAAACCGTCTTTCCAAATCGCCGATGCATTACAAGCACGTTGAAACGGTAGCTATCGAGCATTTTGTGAAGCTCGAGCTGAAGCGGCCTCGGCGTGTACGGTATTTCTATTGTCTGAGTTTTTGTTGCCACAGTGGGACAGAGCCTGTTTTGGGTATGTATTATGTAGT